GTGTCGCTGTGCTTGCGCACGGTGAGCGGGATGGGCTGGCCGTTGTCATCGAGCACCGGGCGATAGTGCTCGGCGCCCTCCTCGTCCGTGTAGCGCTCGTAACGGTAGGCCAGGCGGCCCTTGTCCACGACCGGCTCCTCAAAGCCCACCACGGCCCGTTTGAAGGCCTCCTGCTCGGCTTTGTCGATGCCGTCCTCCATCGCCTCGTCCCAGGCGGTGGCGAAGTCTCCATCGGCCGCGCGTGCCCGGTAGGCGGTGCTGCGCTCGATGCCCACGGCGGTGCACGCGTGTGCAACGACAGGGATGTGGCGCAGGGCTTCCAGGAAAGCGTCGCGCCAGGGGTAGGGGTGATGGGCCATAGCTTTATCTTCCAATCAAATCAATCCGACACGGACACCCGCACCACTCGTGCGGTGACCTGACAGCGTCGGTAGCCGTTCAGGATCTTCCAGACCCCGCCCTTGCTCATGTCCATCTTCACGCCAATCTCACGCAGTGTCAGACCAGCGTCACGCAGCGAGTGCAGCAACTCGATCTCCACGTCCAGCAGTTTGGCGCGCGGGTGGTTCTCACCAATCCGGTTGCCGTTTTCGTTCAGAGCCACCAGTTTCTGCATACCAGGCCTTTCATTAACGAATCCGCACAGGAATGCAGATTGGGTACGTTTTAACCCCCGCTTCGTGCAACACTGCAACACCCCTATAGGGTGGTGTTGCGTTGCGTTGCACTTTATGAAGCTGCGCAACACTGCAACACGTTGCAATGTTGCAGTGGTGTTGCAGTGTTGCAGTGTCCAATCCGCAGTAAACAACACGTTCAACATATCGCTATGCACCCATCATCGCCGAGCCAATAGGGTGCGTCGTCGCCATTGCACAGCGATTCAAGCGCCTTGCGCACCCGCATTTTGCGCGTATCACGCTTGCCATCGGCCGGCGGATCCATGCGTTTGACCGACTCGGCGATCACCGGGCCAACCTCGATACCCTCGGTTTGGGCAACGGCGAACTCTTGAATCACGGTGTTCACCACCACCTCAACCACGCCGAGCTTGCGACTGGCCACACCCCCCACGGCTGGTATCGCAGCCTCGATCACGACGCATGAGGTGATGTCCTCGAGGTCCTCATCGACCCCAATCTTCACGACCTCGAGCTCGAAACCCCACTCGATCTCATCCTCCCCGTCCTTCTGCTTGGACAAGCGCATCACGCGCCCTGTGGGCATGCGCACGACCTCAAGCTCTGCATCAGCGGCGGCGCGCAAGCCTGACCAGCCACGCGCCCCCTTGCTGGAGTCCTTGCCTGCGTGGTGCACCAGGATCACCACGGCGCCCGTGGCTCGGTGGATGCCCTTGCAGTGGGCCATCGCCTTGCCCATGTCCTCGCCAGCGTTCTCGTTGCCCCCTGGCATGACCTGGGCGAAGGTGTCGACGATCACCACGTCAGCACCACCGCTGGCTTTGATCGAGCGCACCACGTCGAGGGCGTCGATCTTCTCGAGAAAATTGGGGGCGGCGTTGATCACGCCAATGTTCAGGGTGTCGAGGTCGAGCTCGTGCCGCTGGGTGTAGGCCTGCATGCGGTTGCGAAAGCCACCAGCGCCCTCGGCGGCGATGTAGACCACCCTGCCCTGCTTGGTCTTCTTGCCGCGCCAGGGCAGGCCGCGGGCGATCGCGCCGGCCATGTCCAAGGCCATAAAGGTCTTGCCCGAGCCGCTGGCGCCGTAGAGCACCACCAGCTCCGCCTCGGGCAGCACATGCTTGATGATCCACTTGGGCGCCGGGCGGTTGGCGAACTCACTCGCCGTGAGCACCGGGAAGCGCATCGGGGTGGCAGGCTCCGCGTCCTTGGAGACGTCCTCGAAGTCGCTCTCATCGGCCAGGGCCTCGAACTCCTCCATGCTGGCCGGGCCGTTCACCGCCATGCCTGCCATCTTCATCGCAGTGCGGATGGTGACGGTGCGCTCGTGGTTCTTGCCGAAGGATGTCCAGCGCTGCAGCAGCACCTCGCGCCCCGGGAACTTGGAGCCAAGCTCCGACCAGTCGCACCAGTAATCGAAGCCCTCCCCCTGGGTCTCGTGGTGCAGGCCCATGCCCACACTGAGCCAGGTGTCGTGGCCCATGTCAGGATCCAGCGCCGTGAGCAGTGAGTCGAGCTGCTGGGCGGTGAGGCCCACCGGGGTGCCAGCACTGACCGAGATCTCGCCCACGGGACGGGCGAAGCGCCGGGCGCAGAGGTCGCGCACGGGTGCGTCGACCACCGCCACGGTGTTGTCATTACCCAACACATCGACGATGTCGAGCCGGTTGCCGGTGAACGTGACGAAGCCCTTGGAGCTGAACACCTCGAACCCGTAGGGCTCGCCGTGGGCCTTGCTGTTGCCGTACTGGCCCTTGACGAAGGCACGCACGCCCACACCGCTGGGGCTGTATTCGGCGTAGGTGTTGGCGACGATCGGCTCGAGGTCGGGGTGCAGCTGGCCGTTGACCACGCAGCGGTCGAAGTCGAGCGCGCAGATGTTGAACTCCGGCATCGGCACGAAGCCCACGCCGTCGAAGCCCTTGCGCGCCGCTGCAGTGCGTGCTGCGTCAAAGGTGGTGAGCTGCTGACGGTCTTCGGGTCGACCCTGGACGCCGTGTCGCTTGGTGCCGGCCGTGTAGTAGGGGATCTTGCGGGGTTTGTCCTCACCCTCGTGGTACTCGAAGCGCCACACCAGCCAGGCGGGCAGGTTGCGCATCTCATCGGGGGCCACGATGTTGGCGATGGAGGGCTTGATGGTGGTGACCGCGTTCATGGACGGGTCCAATCGGTTGAAGACATTGGCGCTTTCAGTAAACAAAAGCCAGGTGAGGGGTCCCATTCAGCGCCAACCGACCCGAACCTAAATACGGGAGGGACCCCTCACCTGGCTTTTCTAGGTTATGAAACATTGGTTGGCCACCCGACTATAGCACTTTGTAAAGCCTAAACTTGACGCCCCCACCGTCGAAGGTAGACCCCGGTGAATTCGACCTCGCCCCGCTGGCGCGACGCTGCGCTGTACTCGCAGACCCAGAAGGCGCGCTCCCTGCGCACCAGGATCAAAGTGTTGCCGCTGGGCAACAGTATCCGCATCCCGGCGTGCAGCGTGGTGATCACTGGTCGCGCGCCATGTGCGTCAGACAGGCCACGGCGTAGCCCAGGAAAACGCCGAGCCACAGGACCAGCAGGTAACTAATGACCACGGCGGTCACAGCGAGAGCTCCAGCTGGCGGGCGTCCACGATCGGGAAGTCAGAGACCACGGCTCTGGATCCCAGGCACTTGGCAGCGTAGCTGCACTGGCGGCAGGCCTCGCACACGTCAGTGCGGTAGACCACCGGCAGACGGCCCTTGCTGGCCTTGGCCATCTCGAGGGTGGCGGACTCAATCCGCCCCGCCATGTCGGCACTCGCCTGGCGGTGGCCGCCCGCGAGTTGGTAGAGCTGGCCCTTGCTGGTGCCGGCCTTTTGCGCCAGCAGTTCTTGCTCGCCTGGGGTGGCAGCGGACATCCAGGCCTTGATGGAGGTGATAGTTTTCATGGGGCGAGTTTAGCAGACGGTACAGTTCTTGCGTGATCTGCTACAAATTGATACCCTCCGCGCCCATGAAAAGCGTCTACGACACCCGCCGTGAGAACCTGCGCAAAATGATGCAGGAATGGGGAGGCCCGACCACCCTGGCCAAGAAGCTCGGCCACAGCAACGGCAGCTACCTGGCCCAGCTGGCAGGCCCGCACCCCTCGCGCGAAATCTCCGAGAAGGTCGCCCGCGAGATTGAGTCCAAGCTCTCACTGCCCGCCAGCTGGCTCGACTCCGATCACGACGGCAACCCGCGCCAGCTCGACGACGAGACGCTCGGCGCCTGCGTGCGGGCCGTGGCCGCCGCCGCGAGAGACGCTAAAGTAACCCCCAGCCCCGACGCCTACGCGGATCTGGTGGCCTTGGTCTACGAGCACACCAAGCTCAGGGGCCAGGTCGAAGAGTCATTTGTAAACAAACTCATAAGGTTGATCAGAAAATGAACGACGAGCAGTTGAAACAACGTATTGCGTATTTGATCGAGAACGGCGTGGTGGACGACCCCCTGGACATCGTCAACAAACGGATGCAGCGCCTCACATGGTTGGTGGGCGCCACGATCGGTGCGGACGTGCTCATCGTGGCTACGATGTTGGTGTAAAAACAACACCCTTCGGTTAAAGACCCGGCTTTTTAGTCGGGTTTTTATTGCGCTTGTGTTTTAGCATCTGCTACAATTCATCATCGCAACAAATTAACCGGAGTAAATCATGAAATCCATCCCCTTCAGCCAAGTGCGCCGCGTCTACGCCGAGCGCCTGCCCACCGGCCACTGGTTCGACCGTGGCACCCTGGACTTCTTCCAGACCGTGCTGCCGGCCAATGCCTACGTGATCGACGGCACCGCACTGTTCGTCACCCGTGAGACCAACCCCTCGGGCGAGAAGCGCTTCAGTGTTCGCGTCCAGGATGCCGACGGCCGCATCTACACCGTGGGCGAGTTCCACAGCTTCCCCACCGCTGCCGCGGCCCGTGCAGAGATCAAGCGCCTTGGGAGTGCATCATGAAGCCCAAATTCGACAGCGACGACCTGTTCACCGCCTACGTGGTGGCCGCCCTCTGGTCGAGCACCGACGACAGCGGCGACGCCCTGGACGACAAGTACAGCATCGACGATCTCAGCCCAGACGCGGCCGCCAGCATGATGAGCGACTGCGAGAACTTCACCCGGGCCAACGAGGCCGACCTGGTGCTCTCTGGTCGTGGCGCAGAGCAGATCGGGCACGACTTCTGGCTGACTCGCAACGGCCACGGCACCGGGTTCTGGGACCGCGACCTGGGCGACGTCGGCGACCGCCTCACCCTGGCCTGCAAGGCCTTCCCTGAAATTGACCTCTATGTCGGCGACGACGGAAAGATTTACGCATGAAAACAACAATTCAAGACGGCCAGGCCTGGCGCCTGTCGGTCGACATCACCCAGACACCTTACGGTGCCGACCTGCAATTCATCAGCTTTGCGCCCACAGCACGCACACCCAAGGAGCACATCCAGCTGCGCCTGCTGCTGACGCACGCCGAGCTGTCGACGCTGCAGGGCGCCATCGAGCAGGCACTGGAGAAAGCATGAGCTACACCCCCCACAGCGTCTGGGTCGGCGCTCAGTCCGTCGCAACTAAAGCACCCCGCCCGGTCAAGGCGAAGTATCTCAACGGCAAGGCCGGTTACTTGAACTACGAGAACAGCCCCGTGGCCCAGCGACTAATGGCAGCCATCTGCCAAAACCCGGGCGCGGCCGCAACCGAGCTGGTGGCGGTCATCAAAAACCGGATCAGCTACGGCTACCTCGACTGCCTGCGCCTAGACGGTTACGCCGACGTGCGCGTCGAGCGCAAGGCGAAGGGCATGGCGGTGATGCACGTCTGGCCCAGTGAATTATTTTTAGCAAAGTTTCCCCCAACCCTGTAGCATCCGCTACAATCTGTTTTCAACCTAGAAAGGAAATCCAAATGATTCAAATCACCCTCAACTTCAAGTCGATCGAGGCTGCCCGCGCAGTCCTCCTCGACATCCCGTCCAGCGCGCTGGTCGGCGGCCTCACTGCCGACGAGGTGGAAGCCCCAAAGCCCGCGAAGCCTGCAGCTACCCCAGTTGCAGCCGCGACGGTTATGAAAACCGCGAAGGCGCCTGCTCCCGTCGCACCTGCTGCGGAATCCCCTTCTGACCCAAAGCCCGAGCCGGTGGCTACGACCTCTTCGGCGAAGCCCACCGCCTCTGTCGACTACCCTACCCTCCAGAAGGCGGTCTTCGCCCTGGCCGGTAAGAGCCGCGCTGCTGCCGCTGCGGTGGCTGGCGACTTCGGTGTCAAGACCTTCAAGGAACTGCCCGAAGCCAAGTGGTCCGACGCCCTGGACGCTGTGAACGCCGCACTGGCGCAGGCTGCCTGATCATGGCCGAGCTCGCCCACTCCACCTGGTCGGCCTCGAAGTTCGAGTCGATCATGCTGTGCCCTGGCAAGATCGTGCTCGAGGCTGACAAGCCCAACAGCTCGAGCAAGTACGCTGCCGAAGGCACCGCGGCCCACCAGGTGCTGACCTGGGCGCTGCAGCAAGACAAGCCCGCGGCACACTTCGTGAGCTCGGTCATCACCGTCGACGGCCACATCTTCGAGGTCGACGATGACATGGCCCGCCATGTGCAGGTCACCATCGACTACGTGACCGACCTGTGCGGTGACGACGGGATCCACTTCGCTGACATCCGTGTGAACTACTCGAGCTACCTGGACACCCCAGAGCTCGAGGCCTGGGGCACGGCGGATGTGGTCATCGCCCGCGGTGAAGAGCTGATCGTCGTGGACTTCAAGTACGGCATGGGCGTCGAAGTCTCAGCCGAGCGCAACCCGCAGATGAGCCTCTACGGATTGGGCGCGCTGCAGGCCTACCAGGGCGTGGCCGCCGACTTCAGCAAGGTGCGCCTGGCCATCAGCCAGCCGCGCATCAAGACCGCGCCGTCCGAGTTCGACATGACCGTCGAGGAGCTCGAGGCCTGGGGCCGTGGTGCTGCGCGTGACGCTGTCGGTGCATGCACCAAGGCCCAGGGTCCGCACGAGCTGTCAGCAAACGACTGGAATCTGGTCTACCTGCGCCCCGGCGAGAAGCAGTGCAAGTTCTGCAAGGCCAAGGCCACCTGCCCTGCCCTGCGTGCTGAAGTTGCGAGCACCGCAGCGCTGGAGTCCTACGCCGCCAGCCCTGAAGAGTTTGCAGACCTGTCCGTCGCAATGCCAACCGGCGCCAGCGATGACCAGTGGCTCGCCGCCTGCCTGGATAAGGCCGACCTGATCGAAGACTGGGTGAAGGCCGTGCGCGCCGAGGTCGAGCGCCGACTGCTCGCTGGTGACGGTGTCCCTGGCTACAAGCTGGTGCAAGGCAAGCGTGGCGCACGCCAGTGGAGCGATCCGAAGGTGGTCGAGGAGACGCTGAAATCCATGCGTCTGAAAGAGGCCGAGATGTACGACTTCAAACTCATCTCGCCTACGAGCGCCGACAAGCTAACCAAGGTGCTTGGCGCCGACGGTAAACCCGTTATCGGACCACGTCAGTGGCCCAAGCTGCAGGACCTCATTGTTCAAAAAGACGGATCGCCGCATGTGGCGCCCGCATCCGATGCCCGGCCAGCGCTGGACGTCAAACCGGTCGCAGAAGATTTTGAAAATATCTCTGACGATCTCGCCTGAAACCCTGTAGCACCTGCTACAATAGAACCCTTACCAACCTCAAAGGACAATTACCATGGCAACTCCCCAAAAACCCATCGGCCGCATCTTGCTCAAGAACGTCCGCTTGGCCTTCCCGAACTTGTTCGAGCCCACCACCGTGGCCGGCGAAGGCAAGCCCCGCTACAGCGCCACGCTGCTGATCCCTGCGGACCACCCGCAGCTGGCCGAGATCAAGGCAGCGCAGGAAGCCATCGCCAAGGACAAGTGGCGCGACAAGGCCCCGGCCATCGTGCGTGGCCTGGACAAGCAGGACAAGCTGGCGCTGCACGACGGTGACACCAAGTCGAAGTACGACGGCTTCCCCGGCAACTTCTTCGTGAGCGCCGCTGCGCAGGAAAACGCAGCGCCCACGGTCATCGACCGTGACCGCTCGCCGCTGTCGGCGAAGTCTGGCCGCCCCTACGCTGGCTGCATGGTCAACGCCTCGATTGAATTATGGGCTCAAGATAACTCGTATGGGCAGCGTGTAAACGCCCAGCTCCGCGGGATCCAGTTCTACGCCGATGGTGATAGCTTCAGCGCTGGACGCCCTGCAGACGCGGACGAGTTCGAGGAAGTGACCGAAGGCGCCGAGGCCGAAGACTTCGCTTAATCCACCCAGCCCTCTTCGGAGGGCTGTTTGGTGATGGCGGCCAAAAGCTCGCTGGCTTGGAAACTTGTCGGTAGAGGTGGTCACCATCACCAAACAGCGGGGGCCTGCACTCTGAACCTCGACTGACCCACGAAGTAAAAAGCTAGGGATTGGATTTGCTTTTCGCCCGCCTGGTAAATCATCGGGGAGCATCTTGAACATGGCCGCGCAGCCTGAAATAGACAGCGGTCAATCCTTGGAACGGGTCACTAATTTTTGAAAGATGAACGATGGAAATTTGGAAAGACGTCCCGGGCTACGAAGGCCGCTACCAGGTCAGTGATCTGGGCAACGTGCGCAGTGTTGATCGCTATGTGGACTGCGGCTACGGGGGGCGTCGCCGGTACAAAGGCAAGGCCCTGCACCCAGGGGCGAGGCCAAGCGGGCACACGACGGTCGCTCTTGGGAAGCGCAACAGCGCCAGCGTTCACCGGCTAGTGATGCTGGCATTCGTCGGCCCCTGCCCTGCCGGTCACGAGGTTTTGCACGACGACCACAACCCTGCCAACAACGCGTTGACCAACCTTCGTTACGGCACTCGCAGCGAAAACCTGAAGATGGACTACACCGCTGGCAACCGCATCGGTAACCGGCATCCGAACTTCATAGGCGCAAGGTGGCGCGCATGACCGTGCTGTGGCTGGACCTAGAAACATTTTCCGAGTGCGACCTCAAAGCCCACGGCACGCACCGCTACGCCGAGCACCCCAGCACCGAGATCACGGTGGCCCAGTGGGCGATCGACGACGGCGAGCCGGTGGTGCTGGACTGCTGGGCGCCGTACAAGGACAGCGCTAAGGTTCGCAGTCTGCACGCGCTGCTGCGCGACCCCACCGTCACGGTCATCGCTCACAACAGCATGTTCGACCGCACCCTGCTGCGCCATTGCTGGGGCATCGACGTGCCCGTGGAGCGCTGGCAGGACACAATGATCCAGGCGATGGCCCACGGCCTGCCGGGCGGCCTGGACAAGATCGGCCAGATCGTGGGGCTCGACGCTGACCAGGCCAAGGACAAGCGCGGCCGCGAGCTCATCCAACTGTTTTGTAAACCCCGCCCGAAGGGCAGCACGCTAAGGAGAGCCACCCGTGAAACGCATCCTGATCAGTGGTCTGAATTTTTGGAATACTCGCGGCAAGACATCGTCGCCATGCGCGCCATTGGCCAGCGCCTGCCCAGCTGGAACTACCGCACCGGACACCCCGAGCTTGCCCTGTGGCACCTCGACCAGAGAATCAACGATCGAGGCGTTGCAGTCGATCTCGGACTCGCTGAGTCAGCTATCACCGCTGTCGCGGCCGAGCAAAAAAGACTCAAAGCGCAGACTGTTTCCCTCACCGACGGGCTGGTGACCAACGTCAGCCAGCGCGACAACCTGCTGGCTTTCATCTGCGCCGAGTACGGCGTGAACCTGCCCGACATGAAGGCCGACACCCTGCGCCGCAGGATGGACGACCCCGAGCTGCCCGAGGCCGTGAAGCTGCTGATCAGCATTCGCCTCGAGGCCACCAAGACCTCGACCGCCAAGTACAAGGCCCTGGTGAACGCCACTAGCTCCGACGGCCGCCTGCGCAACACGTTGCAGTTCGCCGGCGCCCAGCGCACCGCACGCTGGGCCGGGCGGATCTTCCAGCCTCAGAACCTCCCCAGGCCAGAGCATGGGTTCGATGAGGCTGCGCAGGACCTGGTGGTCGAGGCGCTCAAGACTGGCTGCGCTGACCTAGTCTACACCAACGTGATGCAGCAGACCGCGAACGCGATCCGGGGCTGCATCGTGGCGCCACCCGGCAAGAAGCTGGTGGTCGCCGACCTGTCCAACATCGAGGGCCGGGGCCTAGCCTACCTCGCCGGTGAGCGTTGGAAGCTCAAGGCCTTTGCAGAGTTCGACCAGGGGCTCGGCGCCGACTTGTACAAGTTGGCCTACGCCCGCTCATTCAACGTCGACGCGAAGGATGTCGACAAGGGCCAGCGCCAGATCGGCAAGGTGCAGGAGCTCGGCCTCGGCTACGAGGGCGGCGTCGCTGCGTTCCTTACGTTCGCCATCGTCTACAACATGGACCTGGCCGAGCTCGCCACCGCGGTGTTCAAGACCGCCACCCCCGAGGCGCTCGAGAATGCGCGCGGCATGTGGAAGTGGGCCAAGTCAAAGAAGCGCACGCTCGGCCTGCCCGAGAACACCTACGTGGCCTGCGAGATCCTGAAGCGCGCCTGGCGCGACGCGCACCCGATGACGTGTGCGCTGTGGAAGGCCGCCGGTGACTCCGTGCGCGCTGCCATCCAGAACCCGGGCCTGACCTTTGAAATTGGCGAGCACCTCAAGGCCCGCCGAGATGGCGCCTGGCTGCGTATCCGCCTGCCCAGTGGTCGCTACCTCTGCTACATCAACCCGCGCGTCGATGACGACGGCCAGATCACGTACTTCGGGGTTTCGCAGTACACCCGCCAATGGGGTGCGATCAAAACCTATGGCGGCAAGCTCGTGGAGAACTGCACCCAGGCCTTCGCCCGCGACATCATGGCCAGCGCCATGCAGCCGATTGAAAACGCAGGCTACGAGATCGTGCTGTCGGTGCATGACGAGCTGCTGACCGAGACACCCGACCGCGAGGAGTTCAGTACCGAAGCCCTGTCCAGGATGATGGCCACCGCCCCGAGCTGGGCCACCGGGATCCCGCTCGCTGCTGCGGGCTTTGAGTGCACACGCTATCGCAAGGACTGACGTGATAGCGAAATACAATCATGCCGGGATTTAGCAGATGCTACAATTAGCCATCAGCAACCAACCCGAGAACGATATGAAAAAGCCTAGCCAACCCGCTGTTGAAATCGGCAGCACCCTCTACATCTGCAACGTGCAGAACAAGACGCCAGAAGGCGAATGGCTCACGCATCACACCGTCACAAAACGTACGGAAGCAGGGATCGCGGAGTACATCGCTCTCGAAAACCGAGACCTCGGCGGCGGGCTAATTGCCTGGGGTCGGAATACCCGCCGACTGATGGTGCGCAAAGTAACCATCGACGCAGTCGAGTTTCGCAACCTACGTTAACCCACAACTGAAAGCCCACCATGAACTGCTGCGACGAATACGGAAATTGCAACCAAGGCCGGGACTGCCCGGTAAGAAAGGAAATCATGAACGCACGTAAACACCCTCGCACGTTGAGCGAGGCCTTCGGCCCGTACTGCAGCCCGAAGATCGACGAGCCCGTCGAACGCTACGACTGGCAGGACCGCGTGATCCTGGTCGCCGGGGTCCTGACGGTCATCGGCCTGATCCTCATCGCCACGCTCGACATATGAGCCAGCTCTACCAAGCCGGCGGCGCCGAGTACCTGTACCCAGGTGCAGGCGACGAGGCCCCACTGCCAGGCGCCAAGGTGCAGCTGCTCACCATCGGTGGCGTGCACACCAACGGCCCCTGGTCCAACAATGGTTTTTATCTGGGCTGGCTGCCCCTTCCCAAGCGCAACACCGCCAAGGAGGAAATTATCCAGGAGAACAAACATGCGCGAACGTGACATCGAGGACTACCTGGTCAAACGGGTGAAGGCCATGGGCGGTGAGGTGCGTAAGATCAAGTGGATCGGTCGCATCGGTGCACCAGACCGGCTGGTGATGCTGCCGCACGAGGCCTACGTCGACGACGCGCACAGCTGCATCTGGGTCGAGCTCAAGGCACCCGGCGAGAAGGCACGGCCCAGCCAGGTGCGCGAGCACGAGCGCATGCGCGCCATGGGCCAGCGCGTCGTGGTGGTCGACTCGCTCGAGGGCGTGGAAGCGCTGCTGTCATGACCAGCGGCGTCTACCCACGCAAGCCCAAGACCTGGGTAGGCAACGGTGGCAAGCGCCGCAACGCCCTGGCGCCAGCGCTGTCCGCCGCCGAGGTGGCCGACATCCGCGAGATGCGCGCCGCCGGCATTTGTTACAAGGTCATCGCGCGCAAGTACCCGCTGCACCGCGTCACCCTGAGCAGTGCAGCCAACGGGTACGGCACCTATGCGTAAGGTCTACAACCCGCGCACCTTCGCCGCCACCGTGGTCAAGCACTTCGGTGAGCAACCGCGCTGCGCCCTCTGGGGCAAGCCCGGGGTCGGAAAATCAATTTTGACCCTCACCCACCTCGAGATTCTGCACAACGTGCTCGGCGAGGACCGCCCCACCCTGGTGGTCGCGCCGCTGCGTGTGGCGCGCGACGGCTGGGCGCGCGAGTCCGAGAAGTGGGAACACCTGCGTGGCTTCGACATCGTGCCGATCACGGGCACTGTCGAGGAGCGCAAGGCCGCACTGCGCAAGCAGGCGCCGGTCTACACCACGAACTACGAGCAGCTGCCCTGGCTGGTCGACACGCTCGGCAAGAAGTGGCCGTTCGCCACGGTCGTGGCCGATGAGGCCACCAAGCTCAAGGGCTTCCGCCTGCGCCAGGGCACCCAGCGCGCCCAGGCCTTGGCCAAGGTCTCGCACACCCAGGTCGAGCGCTTCATCCAGCTCACCGGCACGCCCGCCAGCAACGGGCTTGAGGACCTCTGGGGCCAGGTCTACTACTTGGACGCAGGCCAGCGCCTGGGGCGCACGTTCAGCGCGTTCAGGGATCGCTGGTTCCGCCCGGTGAAGGCCGGCGACTTCCACAACTACCGCGCCACCGACTACGCCCAGGCCGAGATCCAGGAGCGACTGGCCGACATCTGTCTGACACTGGACCCGAAGGACTGGTTCGACCTCAAGGACCCGATCGTCAACGTGATCGAGGTCGAGCTGCCCAAGTCGGCGCGCGTCAAGTACCGCGAGATGGAGAAGGAACTCTTCACCATGATCGCCGACAAGGAGGTCGAGGCCATGAGCGCCGCGGCCAAGTCCCAGAAGTGCCTGCAGATGGCCAACGGCGCTGTCTACCTGGACCCTGAGCGCTACGGCGCCGGGACCTGGGTCGAGTGCCACACCGAGAAGCTCGACGCCCTGCACGAGCTCGTGGAGGAGACCGGCGACGACCCCCTGCTGGTGGTCTACTACTTCAAGTCAGACCTTGCCCGCCTACAGCGCGAGTTCCCCGACGGCCTGAACCTGAGCGAGCCCGAGGGCATGGCCCAGGCGATGGCCGGCAAGGGCAAGCTCTGGTTCGGCCACCCGGCCAGCATGGGCCATGGCGTCGACGGGCTGCAGTACCACTGCAACACGATCGTGTTCTTCGCCCAGGACTGGAACCT